AAAAATGTCACTTATTAAATCAATTTACGATAAGTTAGATGAGATGAGCAAAGAAGAAGTTGCTGAAATTCTCGGCGCACTTAACGAAGTTGATGATGCAGAATTCGATGAAGAAGGCAATGAAATTGTTTCTGAAACTAAAGAAACAAAAGAAGTAGTTGCTAGAGAAGAATTCAGTTTAGAGGGTGATGTTCAAGCACTTATTGAAGGTGAAGAGCTTTCAGACGAATTTAAAGAAAAAGCGGCCACTATATTTGAAGCCGCAGTTTTTGCCAGAGTAAATGATGAAATTTCCACAAGAATAGACAAACTTGATGAACAATACAAAACAGAACTTCAAGAAGCCATTGAAAACAATCGTACTGTTATGATTGAAAAGGTAGATGATTTCATGAATTATGTTGTTAAAGAATGGATGCAAGAAAATGAACTTGCAGTTGATAAGGGTATTCGTTCAGAAATTGTTGAAGATTTCATGGTCGGTCTTAAAAATCTGTTTGTCGAACATTATGTCGATATTCCAGACGAAAAGGTTGATCTTGTAGATGATCTGTTCGCTAAAGTTGAAGACCTTGAAGGATCATTAAATTCTGAGATACAAAAAAACATTGATTCATCTAAAGAACTCAAAGAGTACAAAAAGATGGATGCTTTGTATACAGTTTCAGAAGGAATGACCGAAGTTGATCAAGAAAAAATGATCAAGTTGGCAGAAGGTATTGAATATGAAAATGAAGAAACATATACTGAAAAACTTCAGATCATCAAGGACAAGTATTTTCGTACAGAAGACGCTGAAGATAAACAGGTTTTGAGCGAAGACACACAAGACGACATGGAACCTAATGAGGAAAATTCTTCAGACGATGCAATGGCAGATGCACCTGAGTCAATTAGACAATATGCAAGTGCCATTTCTAGAACCAATATTAACAACTAAGGAGATTTACACATGTATCTTTCAGAAAATTTACAAAAAAAGTGGGCTCCTATTCTTGATCATCCAGAGTTGGGTAAAATAGATGACCCATACAGAAAGGCAGTAACAACTGTTCTTCTGGAAAACCAAGAAAAGTCCATGCAGGAAGACAATCAAGTTCTTTCTTCACAGAACTTCTTGACAGAGGCAGGACAGGCTTCAGGCGCATTCCCAGATGTTGGTGGTGTAGCGAAGTATGATCCTATTATGATTTCTCTGGTCAGGAGAGCAATGCCTAATTTGATTGCATACGATGTTTGTGGTGTGCAACCAATGACTGGTCCTACTGGTCTTATTTTTGCTATGAGAGCAAGATATGTCACAATGAATCAGTCCCCAGAGGCCCTTTATAACGAAGCAGACACAAGTTTTGCTTCTAACACCTCCGCCGCCACACAGGACACTAACGTTCCTGGTCTTCACATTCATACTGACGGTTCCGCTAACGCTTCACAAACGTTAGTAGCAGGTGGTTTATCAACTGCTCAAGGTGAAGTAGCAACACCTAATAACATGGCTTTCTCAATTGAGAAGGTTACTGTTACTGCTAAAACAAGAGCCTTAAGAGCAGATTACACAATGGAAGTTGCTCAGGATCTTAAAGCAGTTCATGGTCTTGATGCAGAAACAGAACTCAGCAATATTCTTTCCGCTGAGATTCTTGCAGAAATTAACCGTGAAGTTATTCGTAAGATTTACAGAGAAGCTGTTGTTGGTGCCCAAACTAACGTTACACAGACAGGTATCTTTGATCTTGACACCGACTCAAATGGTCGCTGGTCCGTAGAGAAGTTTAAAGGTCTCATGTTCCAGATTGAGAGAGAAGCAAACGAGATTGCGAAGAAGACACGTAGAGGAAAAGGTAATATGATCATGACCTCTTCAGATGTCGCTTCTGCACTTCAAATGGCTGGAGTTCTTGATTACGCTCCTGCTCTTGATAGCAACAATCTTAATCCTGATGATGCAGGAAACACTTTTGTTGGCGTACTTAACGGCCGCTATCGTGTTTATGTTGATCCATATGCAGTAACAAATGATGTCAATTACTTTGTAGTTGGATACAAAGGATCGTCTTCATATGATGCTGGTATGTTCTACTGCCCATACGTTCCATTACAAATGGTACGTGCAGTTGACACAAGCACCTTCCAGCCAAAAATTGGATTTAAGACTCGATATGGTCTTGTAAGAAATCCATTTGCAACTGGAGCATTAGCACCTGACAGTTCCGGATATTCGGACATTAGTGCAGACAATGCTGGCGCATCGTTGAATGAGTATTACAGGCTTGTAAGAGTAGCTAACTTAATGTAAGTTTCTCTAAAAACCTAATATACATAAAGGAGAAGGGTAAAACCTTCTCCTTTTTTGTTTTTGGAGACATTATGCATTCTAAAATTGATTTATATAAACAACTTCCCCCCTATCCTGGTGTTTCTCTTACCCTCCATTTAGATAATATAAAAAAATTAATAGAAACTACAAAATCAAAAACCGCATTAGATTATGGATGTGGAAACGCAAAACATTATATAGAAGACAAGATTCATTTATCATGGGGACTTGAGAAGATGGGACTTTATGATCCCGCAATACCAAAATGGGGCCTTTTACCTTCTGGTAATTTTGATTGTATTATTTGTACAGATGTGTTAGAACATGTTCCAGAATACGAAGTACAGTACACACTAAAAGAAATTTTTACATTATCGAATAAATGTACCTATCTAAATATAGCAATGTATCCTGCCAACCAGACTTTACCAAATGGTGAAAATGCTCATTGTACATTGAAACCGAAACAGTGGTGGAGATATAGAATAGCTGAAACAATAAAAGAAAATATTAAAGTTCATGTGGTATATTCATATTCACATAATATTAACTATACAGATTATGAAATTTATACAAAAAAATGATTTTTTGCATAGGTAATGGCGAGTCAAGACAGAAAATAGACTTGCATTTTTTGAAGAAATACGGTACAATATATGGAAGTAATGCCCTTTATCGTGATTTTACTTCTGATAATCTCATTGTGACTGATCCAGATATGCTTGATGAAGTAATTAAGTCTGGTTATACTAGAGAAAATAAGGTTTGGACAACTGAGTATTCATTATCTAAATTTTCAGATTTATTAGAAAAAATACCTAAAGTGCATAAAATTTATATGATGCCTTTTGAGAGAGTACATCCAGTAAATTCTGGATGGATGAGTATTAGATTGGCTTGGGAACATTTTCATTCAGAACATCAAATTTATTTAATAGGATTTGATTTATTCGGCGAAAGAAAAAATATTTATGATGGTACTAACAATTATGGTACGATAAGTAACCGTGGAGTGTCAGTGGTAAAAGAATATGATATACAGGAAAACGAAAGAATTGGATTGTTTTATTTGTTAAAAGAGGAGTTTTGTCCTGGAATAAGATTAACAAGAGTCATTGATGATAATTCAAAAGTTGAAAATATTGATAATATAACAACAGAACAATTTATGGAAGAAATAATGTGGCAGTAGTTGTTATTGGAAATGGTAAATCTAGACAACATATGGATTTGAACAGAATTAAAGAAAAAGCATGGACATTCGGATGTAATGCTTTGTATCGTGATTTTGCGCCTGATTTTCTTTTAACAATAGATCCTCATTGTACTCATGAAATTCTTGATAGTGATTATTCCCTAAACAATCAAGTTGTTATTAGTAATATGAATTCTCTTCCAGGAGAAGTTAGAGAGACCATTGATGTTCCTTCCGATTCTAAGATTTATGAAAACGAACCGACAGGATATGAATTTTATTATAATGGTTGGGGTGATCATACTTATATCACATGGGCTAAAGAAGGAAGTTTGATAAGAAAAACACCTTGGAAAGATGATGGGTGGGGATTAAGTGCTGGAATACAAGCAACTAGATTAGCATATAGTTTTTATCCAAAAGAAGAAATATATTTAATAGGATTTGACATATTCGGTGATAGAGATAATATGTATGATGGAACTAATGGATATCCAAATGAAGGAACTAAGAATACAATGATGAAAGAATTCATTGACGGTTTTGAATACTTACTAAATATATCTAGTGGAATAAAAATAAAGCGTGTTATTAAACAAGATCAATCATTAGAAAATATACCAAATGTATCGGAAGATGAACTATGGCAGAATCTAGTAGACAACCAAAAAATTTAAATTATTTTATACCCACGGGTTTTAAATTTATGATTGATAAAATTCCAAACGTGAATTTTTTCTGTCAATCTACAAACTTACCTGGTTTGTCAGCAGGTCAGTGGTTACAAGTAACTCCTCTTAGAGATATTCCTATTGCAGGTGATAAAGTACAATATAATGAACTACGTGTTAGATTTATAATAGATGAAGAATTGCAAAATTGGTTAGAAATTTATAATTGGATAAAAGGACTTACTTCTCCTGATGCTCATGAACAATATAAAAAACTTGCAGAAACTAATACGTTTAATCCTAAGGGAGAATTATATTCTGATGGAAGATTATTAATTCTTACAAGTAATAAAAATGTTCAATATTCGGCAATATTTAGAGACTTATTTCCTGTAGATTTAACTGATATAGAAATGTCTTCTGATGTTGCTGATGCAGAAGTTGTTGCCGCAGATGCTACATTTGCATATGCAACATATAATGTTGAAAGAATTATAGGAGAACGTTAATTATGAGGTATAATGAAATTAGAAGATATTCAAGAATTATGGACCAGTGATTGTATTCTAGATGATTTACAATTAGATACAGAATCAAAAAGAATACCAGAACTTCACAACAAATATTTTAAAATTTTTTCAGATGAGAAATTAAGACTCGTAAAATATGAGTCGAAGAAGAAAGAATTGTCTAAATTAAAGTGGCTTTATTATACAGGTAAACTTGATAAAAATAGTTTAGACAGACTGGAGTGGGAACCATTTGAATTAGACCTTAAGTCTAGAAATAAATTGGATTTAGATAGATTTTTAAATTCAGATAAAGATATGATTGATATGCAAGAAAAAATTGAATATCAAAAAGAAAAAATAAATTATTTAGAATCAATTATAAAAACAGTTGTCAATAGAAATTTTTTGATCAAGAATATAATTGATTGGAGAAGATTTACTTCAGGAGCATAATGTATGATTATTTGATCTTTTCACCTCAATTATTTGAAATTGATGGTGGAGCAATAGGCGGAACTGAAAGACAGATTATAACAGTTGCGGAAAAACTTGCTAGTGAAAATTTTAATGTTGGATTAGTTCATTCTCTAACAGATGGAAGTGATCGAATAACAAATGGTGTAAAACATTTAAATGTTTTTAGACACTATTATGCTAGATCAAGAGTAAGAATACATTGTAATCAGATTGCATATGCTGGTAATAGTTGGAAAAATTATTTTATGTATAATCCTCATATTAAAGTACTATCTCCTTTAGAAATTAATAGTGGAGATAAAACTTATATTTGGTTACATAATTGGACAACTTGTCATGAAGAAGTTCCTAGACTATTTTTATCTGATGCACTTAAAAATTATGTTCATGATAAAGGAAAAAAAGTTAAGGGAGATCAAACTATTCATTATATGATTCCAAAAAACATGGATAAACAAAAACCAAAAGAAAAGAGATCAAATTATCTTTTTTGGATGAGTGCTTTTGGAAAAGGATTTAGAGAAGCATTAACGATTTATGTTGCTCTTTATGATAAAGGAATGAAAAGACCCTTTTATGTTTGCTGTCCCCCACAAAGACAAAAAAAAGATATCAAGATATTTACAGATTTTATTGCTGATCTTAATAAAAGTGGATATCCTATTCATTTCTTGGGAGAATTAAATTATGAAGCAGTTTTAAAAAGTTTATCAAATGCCGCATGTCTTTTTAGAGCAGGAATGCCTCAAGAAACCTTTGGTCTTATTTATCTTGAAGCAAATAAATTAGGAGTACCTGTAATAACATATGAATCAGATGCGGCTGAAGAAATATTAACAGATAAAAATAACATGTTTATAAGAAAAAATACAACTATAGATGATGTATATGATTGGACTGTTGATATTGAAAAAAGAAAAACATCAGTTGATATGAAAAAATTTGATCCTGATAAAATCATTAAAAAATGGGCTAACTTATTAAAATGAATTCACCAAATCCAAGAGACTTAATAAAAAATGGTGTTCAGTTTGCTTATCCTGTTCAGTGGCGAAGATGGGATATAATTAATGTTTTTATTACACAGTTTAATTGGAAAATAGGTGTTGAAATTGGTGTTAAAGAAGGCGAAAATATTTTCCAAATAGCAAAAAACAATGAAAAAATTAAAATTTATGGTGTTGATCCATACAAAGTGCAAGAAGAAAATACTTTATATGAAAAAAAGATAGGCGAAGTACGAAAATTTAACATTAGAAGTTATGATGATGACTCTTTAAATATGATTAGAAGAAAGATGTTACAAGAGTCTCTTTATTTTCCAAATCTTAAAATAATCATAGATACTTCGGTTAATGCTTCAAAACAATTTGATAGAGAATCGATTGATTTTATTTTCATAGATGGAGATCATAGTTATGAGAGTGTTAAAAATGATATAGAATGTTGGGAACCAATAGTAAAAGAAAATGGCCTAATTATGGGACATGATTATAATTGGGGAAATGTTGCAAGAGCAGTTGGAGAAAATTTTAATGAAGTTTGGATATTGCCTGATAATGTTTGGGTGGCCTCAAAGGTCTGGTTAAGAAATGATAGAAAAAATTTCAATAGACAAAAAAAATGAAGTATATATGTTGGTTCAAGCAGAACCAGGTATTGAACAGGAGATAAGTGAATATTTTACTTTTTTTATTCCTGGTTATAGATTTATGCCGTCTTATAAAAATAAAATGTGGGATGGTAAAATTAGACTTTACAATTTAAGATCGAAAGAATTATATATTGGATTATTAGATCATTTACTTAAATTTTCAAAAGAGAGACAGTATGAAATAGAATATAAAAGTTTTCCAAAAAGTTTAAATAAATATAATAAAGAAGATTATGAGAGATTTGCCAAAAATCTTGCATTAACCATTACTGCTAGAGATTATCAGATTGATACGTTTTTATACGCTATAAATCATGAAAGGTGCTTGCTTCTCTCTCCCACAGCATCTGGCAAATCTTTCATAATATACCTTCTTTTAAGATATTATCAACAAAAACTTCCAACTTTTAAAGCATTAATAGTCGTTCCCACAACATCTTTAGTTGCACAGATGAAAAGTGATTTTGCTGATTATTCTAAAACAGATAATTGGGATGCTTCAGAAAATATTCATCAAATTTATGCAGGTAAGGATAGAGTATCATCTAAACCAATTTATATTTCCACTTGGCAGTCTTTGTATAAAATGACTATTAATTATTATGCAGAGTTTGATTTTATTTTAGGAGATGAAGCTCATCTTTTTAAAGCAAAATCACTTACATCAATAATGGAAAAGACGACTAAAACAAAATATAAATTTGGGACAACAGGAACTTTGGATGGTACTTTAACACATAAATTGGTTTTAGAAGGATTGTTTGGAAAAACTTATACAGTAACAACTACAAAAGAGTTAATAGACAAAAAAACATTATCTCCATTTCAGATTAAGTCTTTAGTTTTACAATATCCTAAAGAATTATGTGAACAAGTTAAATCGTATAATTATAAAGAAGAACTTAATATTATTGTTTCAAATGAAGCAAGAAATAGATTCATTCGAAATCTTGCAATAAGTTTAAGTAATAATACTTTAGTGTTATTTCAAATGGTAGAAAAGCATGGAAGAATAATTTATGATCTTATAAAAGAAAAGGCTAAAAATGAAAGAAAAATCTTCTTCGTGTATGGAGGAACCGAAACAACTGATAGAGAGGATATTCGAGGAATCGTTGAAAACGAAACAGATGCCATCATTGTTGCGAGCTATGGTACCTTTTCTACTGGCATCAATATCACTAATTTACATAATGTCATTTTTGCTTCTCCTTCTAAATCAAGAGTAAGAAATTTACAAAGCATAGGAAGAGGACTTAGAAAAAATGAATCGAAAGAAATAGCCACGTTATATGATATAGCGGATGATTTTTCTTATAAAAGTTATAAAAATTATACTTTAAAGCAT